ATCCACCCATTCTGGAGCGCGCTGGTATAGTACGCAGCACGGCCCGCGCTGTCGGCGCGCAGCAGTCCTTCTACAGAGAACTCCGCGAACACCTCATCATCGCCGTCCAGCAGGCACCGTCCTATTTCCTGCTCTATATTCACCAGCAGTGGGCGCAGGGTGTGCGTCAGGAACTGGAGGTTCATGCCCTCCAGACTGGATGCCCAGCTACTTTGCTTCGTGGTGTGACCGACCATGAAAGGCGGAACGCGAAACCAGCGACAGATTTCCTCAATACTGAAAGAGCGGCTTTCCAGCATCTGGGCGTCTTCGGGATTCATGGTGACGCCCTGGTACTTCAATCCACCTTCAAGCACCATGATTTTCCCGGCGTTTTTTGAACCCGTAAATGCAGCCATGTAGCTGCGAAGTCTTTCACGTTGTTCGTCAGACAGCGCATTCTCAGCGGAGAGAAAACCTGAACTCTGAAGCCCCTGTTCAAATATCTTCGCAGCAGACTCCTCAACCGCCATTGCAGAACCGATCACATCCCGGCCTGTTTTCATCGGCATCATGCCGCAAACACCGTCAAGACCGAACCCGCGAATGTGCATGATGTT